GTTTGACTGAAGCACATCAGCGATACTCCTGTGGTCTCCACAGCTCGTGTGCGCAGAAGCCTCTGCCAACGAGTCAGGTGGCGAAAGCAACACAACAAAAAGGGCCGCTGCTGCGGCCCTGCACAGTCCAGGCATGACTACCTCCTCTACTTTCGGCGATGCGCGTCCATCACGGTTGCCAATCCGTCCACGGAAGTTCTCAGGTGCATGAGCTCTGTTTCGATACGAGCCAGCCGTTCAGGCGTCGAGCGCAGCCGGTCGATTTCATCGCGACTAGTTTCAACTGCGCTAGACAACGATCCGACGTACATTCCAACCATCACAAGTGCGACACTGATGGTCCAGATGAGCGAGCGCTCGAGCCCTGAGATCATCGGAACGCTGCTACCGCGACCACGGAGTCGAAGGTGTTGGACCAGTCGGGCGTAACAGTTGCCATCTGTGCGGTCGCGAACGCTTCCGAAGCGCCGGAATGTGTATGCTCGGTTCCGACGCTGGCAGTGTAGTGCTCGGTGAGATCGCTGCCCCATGTAACAGTCATGGCGTCGGCTTCGGACATGGAGATGCCGACCACGATGCCGCCGGCTTGAACGCCTACGTTTCCGTCCATAGCGCTGCTGTTGGTGGAGAAGTCCGTTGCCGTGTCGGTCGGGATGTTGCTTTGAAGATTGTCCGCCCGCCAAACAGTAACACTACAGCTATCCACACCTTGATCGAAGGTGACTTCAAATTCACCTGTAGCGGCTGAAGCGTCGGCGATAAAAAGTCCGACCTGAACGGTCTGGCCGTCCGCCTGCACGGCTTCAGTCATAGCGACACTATCGAGCTTGACGCTGGAGATGCGAAAGTTTGGCGTACCGTCATCTTCGCCGCAGACGCCAAGGATTATCTTCTTACTACCTGCGGTGCCGAGTGACACGCTACTAAAAGTGAACACGGTCGCGCCGGTGCCTGTGCCGGTGTTGCCGATGTAAGTGACAGTCACCGGCGCTGGACTGGGCAGCCCACCGATGGCATCGCTTATGCCTGGGAGCATTAGGCGATCGCCTTAACCAGAGAGGCATAGATCACGTTGGCCGCTATCACCTGGTAGAACAGCAGGTCGGTTGTTCCCGCTGCCGTTGACAGCACAGGATCGGTGCCGCCAGCGAACTTCCAGTCGGCATGGTAGCCAAGCGTCCGCGAGCCAGTGCCGTCCTGAATGATGCGGATGACGCCGCTCTGTCCGACCTTTGTATTGCTCGGCTGTCCAAGGGTGCGGTTGCCGCCGAGCGTGACAATCGCATTGATGAAGGAGGACATGTCGACAGCAATGGTTGCGGCATCGGTCAGAGAGACTTCGGCGGCCGCCGACCATGCAATATCCGTTGTCAGAATTCTGTCCGACGTGTTGGCGCGATAGTGAGCGACCGTCGCTTCCTTGGCGGTAAGGTTCGCCGGAGTGACGGCGCGCGCCGTGTCGGTGCCGGTCTGGGTTTCGGCGTCGGTGGCGAGTTCCACGATGCCCGCCGCCGTTTCCGATGCTGCGCTGCCCAATGTGGCCGGATTGAGCAGCAGAAAGTCGGTGCCGTTGTACACGGCTTCGCAGATGTAACCGGATGCACCGAGGTCGCCTGCGGTGAGCGCGGAGCCGGCGCCCTTCTTGACCGTCTTGACGCCGAGTGAATCAGCGTTGACGGTCGGGTTGGTGACCGTGTTCACGCCGCCGGAAGTCCAGCGGATGCGCATGTTCGCCGTGTAGGCGGTGTGAACAGGAGAGAAGGTGAGCGTAATGCCATCGACAGTGCCGCCAACGGCCGTTGCCTGAGCAACGATGCCACTTTGTACCTGTGCAAGAGTCGGCGCATCGGTCGCTGCCGTTCCGGTAGCCAGCCCGGTGATCTTGTTCGATCCCATTGGCAGCGCTCCGGTCATCGCGGCGGTTCCCGCGCGTGGCAGGGAAGCCGTTATCTCACTGCCCAGGTCGTTGATGTTGGCGTTGACCGTCGCGGCGACGGCGATCGCGCCGGCGGTGGCAAATGGCGTGGTGACGAGCGAATAGACGCCCGAACCGTTGCGTGGCATCACAATCTCCGAGTTACTGAGGGAGCTGAGTTCCGGCTACGCCGGCAATGCTTTCGTTACGATCCGTAGGCAGGTGAGCTGAGTCGCTCTTCTCCCGTCCTCGCCATCGAGCCAACCAACAATGCTCGGGCCAGTCGCGCCGCGACTTGGGTCCAGTGCTGTGGCAGCGGACGTTCAAATGCATTGTTCATCAGCGCTTCCGACATACGACCGTAATTAACAGCCTTAAATCCGCTGTCCGTTTCCTTCACCGCTTCCGGATAGCTCTTTTCTACTTCTTGAGCCATCAGGCCCAATCGCGACAAGCCCCCGTCCATGCCGCCCTTGTATTTGTAACTGTAGATTTTCGTTCCGTCGTCGAGCTTGCCGACCTTCTTCACGTCGGTCTTGAGCCGGCGATCCGACATTGCCCAGCCGCCGAGCGCCGCCGCGCCGAGGCCCGACAGCCCGCCTAGCATGGCCTGGTAGTTGTTGTTCCGCGCTCCGTAGTTGGCGGCGATCAGCCCCGCCACGTCGGTGCCGCTCACTCCCGTCTGCGGAGTGTTGACGAACGTGGGCTGCTGCACCTGTCCGCCGCCCATCAGCGCGGCGATCTCGTTGATCGGCTGGTTGCGCCCGGTCAGCAGCTCGTTCATCGCCTGGCCGCGGGCGTCGAGCAGCATCGAGTTGTAGGCATCGTTGCGGCCAATATCGAACGAGCGCCGAGCGTTTACGTACGCATCCGAGCCCGCCTGGATGCCCAGATTGGCCATCTTCTGGTCGAACTGCTCCTCACGCTGCTGCCACATCGGATCAAGCCGTGTCCGGGCTAATTCGCCGATGCGGCCTTCGATGGCGTTGTTGTTGAGCGAGAACGGCGCCGATAGATGCTCCCCCATCCGGTCGGTCTGATCGAGTGCAATGTCGTTGAAGCGCTTGTCGAATGTCTGCTCCTGCTCGAGCAGCGCCTGCTGCGCTGGAGTGAGCGTTGTGGTCGCCGTGAACGTCGGCGTCTTGATGGTCTGGAACTTGCCGGTGGGATTGCCCTTGTCGTCGAGGATGGCGACCTGCTGCTCGGCCAACCCTGACTGGTTGTACTTAAGCGAGCCATAGGGGGTGACCTGGTTGGTCATGTTCAGGAGTTGCTGGGTGATGGCGGTATCGCGGTTGGCCGCTCCTTGTGCAAGTGCGGTGCCGCCAACAGACGGAGGCTTTGGGGATTTCATCTCAGAACGGTCCTTGTTGATTCCATCTGAACCAGAATGGAGTTTCGAGATTCGCTAGCACAGCAGCCATGCGCTCGGTCCTGCTCATCGCATTGCTCCCGCGCCCTCCGTCGGTATCTTTGATGAACCAGCTTTTGCGCGCGGCCTCGCGAGCCTTCTGTAACGGCGAGTTCCTGCCAATGGCTTTCTGTGCCATGCGCCAGGAATCGAGCATGGTGTCGATGCCGCGCTCGACGGGAGTAGCCTGCTCCGCTGGCTCCGTCGGCAATCCCGGAAACTGAGGGCGGTTATGGATGAGATCGGCCGCCTGCATCCGTAGGCGTGCGGCATCCTGCCGAGCGCGTCCGATGGTGGCGGCATCCACGGGATTCCGGCCGGGTTCGAGCCCCGTCACGTCACGCTGCGCAATCGGATAGGCAGGCTGCCCAGAACCGGTAAAGTTCGTCGGTGGAGTTCTTGAACTGGCCGTTGAATGTCGATCCGGGGCATTGGGAACGGTTTCTCGAGCCAGCGCCCGAGCAAGTCCGAAGCCCGGTTCCCTTGTTCCGTTCAGAACAGCGCCCATGAAGGCCGGTTGCTGGCCCGGCGTAAAGGCATCCACCCTTGCTGAAATAGCATCCGGCCCGCCCCTGCCGGATCTAACGTTGGTCGGCTCGCGCAATCCCACAAGCTGACTCAGAGGAAGGCCCATAGATGGCCCCAAGCCTCGGGAAACAGCCGCTATGCGGGGGTCTACTGCATCGGCGCCTTCCAGTTCGGCATCGCTGGACACACCTGTGCGTGACATTTGCTGAACATCGAACGGATTTCGGGAAATCGAGCCGAGCGAAATCTGCGTCGATTGTGGCGCGACGCGAATCGGCCCCAGGAGATCGCCTCGCTTGCCGGTTGTAACTGCCTCAGGGGCGACGCGCGCCTGATCCTTTGTCGTCGGCCGCGTGTTAATATCGAGGCGGCCTGGAACCAGACCCCGCGCCGGATTGAGATGGCCGAGGATCGACAAATTCTCGTTGGAAAATACTCTTGCGATTTCCGGGTTTGATGCGATGGGGGCGACCGGAGTGGACATCGTCTCGACCTCAGGCTCGATACGAGCCTGGTCTTTTTGCTTCTGGCGCGGAGGATCGAGCATGGATTTGGGTGGAGGCACCGCGGCCGGCAGACCAGTGAACGCGTTCGCGGATTGCGCGCCGAGAATGGCCGAAATCATGTCCAGTGCCGTCCCGAAGCCATCGGGGCGCGCTCTGGCGACCGGTCCGAGACTTGGTCTGTTCAACCCGCCCCGTGTGCCTATCGAGCCGGTGCCGCCGAGACCACCTGTTAAGCCGCGGCCCTTCACGCCGCCAGGAAGCCCGGCAACACCTGGATCATTCCGGCCGCTAATCGGAAGTCCGCTTCCCCGATCCGGCGATTGAACACCGCCCACAGGACCAGCGGTTCCCCGACCCTGTACACCACCAGGAACCCCTGCAACTCCCGGATCGCGGCCGCTGGACGGCAGTGAAACCCCGCCAATTGCAGGGCCAGACTTCTGACCAATTCCGGAAGTACCGGTGCCGGGGGCCCGACTTGAACCACTTACCGCGCTGCTGCTGCTGGCGGTCCCACCGACTATCCCACCGCCAGTTCTGCCAGGACCACCAGACGCAGTGCTGGTGCCACTGGCCTTGCTATCGGGCGCCGCCGCCCCGGCGCCCCCGACTGGGAATGAGGGCAGACCAGCATGACGCGCCGGTTTGGTGCGACCACCTAAAGCCATGAGCAAACGCATTTCCTGTGGGTTCAGGTACGACAGGTACTCCCTCGGTGCCGGTCCTTTCGGATTGTACGAGCGGGGTATCGCTATTCTTCCGAAATCACGCAATCGAGCCTCCCCCTTCAGTTAGTTTGCCTTTGGAAGCCAACCCTTCGCGGTAGCTTCTTCCCTGAGCATCCCCATCACCACGGCATCGTCATCGCCGTACCAGCGCCTCAGGATGCCCTCGATTTTCCATCCCCAGCGAAGCGCCATCTGGATGATGCGCTCGTTTTTCCTGCGTGTGCGGATGGTAATGCGCTCTGCGCCATTAACATTGAAAGCTGCATCGGCGATCTCTTTGCATATGTCGCGGCTGAACGCGCCCTCTCCGACGCAGGTTAGTTCAATGTTTCGGTCGGCAAAGTCGTTGAAGATCGCTGCTCCGCGCAGGTCACCCAACCGGTCCTCGATAGCGAGCACCGCGAACGGCGGATAAAACTGCGTGCCCAAGAGTTCTTCTGCAAGAAGACGGGCCATTTCGGTTTTCCGTGAATCGCGGGCTATGCGCACTCTTTCTTCCTTCTTCGCCACTCTTTCATGTTCAGCGCATGGCATGCGCGACAGCCTCGACCAGACCTGTGGACACGGACGTACGTATTTTCCGATGTGAACCGATGGCCGCGTTTGCAGTGAGTCTTCTTATGACGCCGCTTATGCCACTCAGAGATCACCGCAGCGCTTCGACCGCGCTGTGTATTGACTTGCCTGGTGACCGGCTCGAGATGGAAGGGGTTTACACAACTAGGATTGCGGCACAGGTGATCCAGCACTAGTCCCGAGGGGATAGGGCCAATAATATCTTCATACGCGACGCGATGTGCCAATCGCTTCTTACCTCTGAGCTTGAAGAAGCCGTATCGTTCTAGCGTGTCTCGCGTATAGCCGGTCCAGATCCAACATGCAGCGGAGGGAGGTCCGCTGATGCTCACGCGTGACCAGAATCGCTTCTTGTCTTGTGCTAGCATCACACCACTCCTCCCAATTCGAACAGCATGTCATACCCGGTGACCACGAACTTGAACTCGGTCCCCGCCTGCGTCTCATCAATGTTGATGTACGTGTACGGACTGATCACCGTTCCGATGTTGCCGTTGCCGCGCCAGGCCCGCTGCACTACGTAGCCGTAAAGCACGTCAGGCCCGTCCCATTGTGAGGAATCCCAGGTGAAGAACCCGGTCTCCGCCATGACCGCATCGTCGGTCTCGGTCGGCACCTCATAGTCGACGCCGATGTATATCTCAGGCGACACTTCCGGCACGTCGGTGGAATAGATCGGCCGGCAGCCCTTGACGTGCTTGAGCCTGCCCCTGGCGCCCAGATGCATGTAGGCCGGCAGCATCGATGCTGTGATCGACACCGAGTTGTCGGACGATCCGTAGTCGGCCTGGAACACCTTCCCGTCGGTGCCGCCGAAATAGAGGTCATCGTTGAACACTGCCCAGCAGTTGGCTTCCTGCGACTTGAACCGCGACCACGCACCGGTGATCGTGTTGAACGCAAACTGCCATGTAAGCTCGCCTCCCCCTGCCGGCACGTTTACCAGTGCCATGTTGCGCCGCGGGTAGGCGATCATTTCCCAGCCGAATGTGGCGCCTACCCGCTGCACCGCCTCCATCCATGCCTCGCGGATGTTGCGGGTCAGTGCCTTGTTGTTGGCGACCGCCCGGTCGGCATCGCCGCGGAACACGACCGACAAGGGGAGAATGCCGTCCTCGGTCATGATCGCCAGGTCGGCGCCCACCTGAAGAAGGCAGCGCCGGCCGATAGGTTCTCCTATCCGATAGACGCCCACCAGCTCCCACGTAGTAGCCGACGATGGATCAGTGCCGGCGTAGAGCGCAACCTCACCTTCCGAGGTGACGATCACGAAAAGGTCGTCCATGCCGTCGCCGGCGTCCACCGACCAAGTGCCGGTCGCCATCACATAGCCTCCGCGCTTGAAGAGCGCACCAACCGGGAACTCCGATGCCGCGCCGGCGATCGCGTCGGTGGAGAGGTACCACAGCGACATGGAGTTGACTGGCGTGAACCAAAGCCGCTTCTTGTGCATCGAGATGTTGATAAAGGTCGATTCATCGACGCCTGTGATCGCAGGAGTGGCCCATGCACTGCCGTTGTAGTGCCGCGGGTTGTCGGCTCCGTTGACGATGTAAAGGTACTGGATCCCGGAATTGGCCATCATCACCGACTGGAACCGGACGTTGGTCAGCCCCGTGACATCGGCCGCCCCGACTGCGCCCGACGAGGTGACGTTGAAGATCGACGTTCCGTTGCCGGCGAACATCTTCGATGCCGAAGCCGAGGTGTAGACCAAGAGCGACTCGACGTTGCCGCTCATGCCGGTTGCGTGGCTCGTATAGCCGCGCCTGACTCGCACTCCCTGCGGCTCGGGAAAGAAGTTGTCGAGCAGGAGCGCGGATTCTTCCTCGGCGTTGACCGGCGATTCCTGGGTCATCCATCCCTTCACGGGCGCCGGGAACTGAATGGTCCTGCCGTGCGGCGTCCTGCCGGGGTTGGGGCGTATGCCTCTACGCATGAGCAATCCTTCGACGATTGGCCTTGCAGGGTTTTTTCTTACTGAGCTGAGTCAGGTGGCGAGTTTCGAACTCGGCATCGCGTAGCACTCGGCTAAATGCCCGCGTATTGCAGGCAATCAAGAAGGCGCTGGCAAGCAATCCAGCTGCACTAGCTTTCCTCGGATGGCACAAGAGAAGGGTCGGAAAGGACTGCGTCGAAACTTGCAAATCTGCGCAATTAAATCTTGCCCGTTGCTCGGTTGATCAACCATTTAGTGAATGCCCGCACTGGTGGCCTCGGTCTGCTGGTGCGAGTGACGATGTAGTAGCCGCCGGTATCATTTTCTGAAGAAAGCTCCACCAGCTGCCCGGACTTGATTTCCTTATCCACGAAGCAGCGCGCGGTATAGATGAGCCCCTCGCCCCGTCGCATCGCTTCCATGATCAGATTCCCGGGCATATGCGTGATCATCAGCGGCCGTTCTGAAGTGATGCCGCGGCGCTCCATCCATTCCGCAACCTGATTGGTGCCCAATTCCTGCAGCCAAGGCGTTTCGACGAAAATCGCCGGATCGGTGATTTTCTGCCTGCCGATCAGCTTGCGCGCTGCAACCACGACCATATCGGGAAGCAAGAATGGCGTGACCACCATGCCCGGCCAATCGCCATCACCGAAGCGGATGGCCAAATCGATCCCGTCTGGCGTCAGTTCGATCACCTCTGCCGTCGGACTCAACATTAGCGTGACCCCAGGATGCTTGTGTTGGAAATCCATGATGCGTGGCATAAGCCAACTCACAGCAAAAGCCGGCGACATCGTGACCTGAACCGGGCGCGTGGTATAAACGCCTGTCAGGGTTTCAACGCCTTCGCGGATGGCGGCAAGACCGCTCGCCAGATGGCGAGCCAGCGTAGCGCCCTCATTGGTCAGCCTGACTCCCCGCCGCCCATGTCGCGTGAAGAGGGCTACACCCAGCCGGGCCTCCAGCGCCTTTATCTGTTGGCTGACTGCCGCGCTGCTTATGTTCAGCCTCGCGCTCGCCCGTGAGACGCTTCCAGTCTCCGCCACAGTAGCGAATGCTAGGAGACTGTTTAGGGACGGGTAATCAGCCCAGTTCATTTTGTGCGACATGTCTTACATGTCGACTATGTTCCAAGTCGAGTCAGATCAGCATCTGGTTAATGGTGTCAACATCTGAAATCTAACGTATCACTTCGGCAAGCCTCTCGATGCTTCATCAAACTCGCGTCGATCCGCATCTGGCTACGAGCTTTTGGGTAGCGCCGCAGCCGCTGTTCTCTCTCTTGAGTTGATCAGATACCAACACCGCTAAACTTGCGTGATCGTTCCCGGCCACCAGCCTTCGGGTAATTCCTCGAACGCGTTGGTGGTGGCGATTGGCTGCGCCGCCCGGTCGGCGGCAATGTCCATTTCCTTCTGGCGTTCAAAGTCGGCCAGGTCCTCGGCGTAGTCGAGCTGCTTGGCCTTCTTCCATCGCCACACCAAATCGAGGGTTAGCAGCTCCTCCGACAGTCGGCTTTCATCGGTATCGACGGTGAATGCCGCCTTGTCGTTGGTATCGTCGCTGTTGCCGGTGGGCCGCGCATTATAGCGCGACACGTAAGTATAGCGGAACGAATCCGAGGTCGTCGGTGCGGGCGTGATGTTGATCACCCCGTCAATCATCGTCCAGTACTTGTCGGCGCCGGTGACGTTCTGGGCGAGCAGGAACAGCCACTTCTCAGCCGAGATCGCACCCGCCAGCGGCAGCCGCTTGTTCACATCCCACAGCTGCGTCATCGGCGCGAACCGGTCGAAATTCGTCGGCGGCTGCCCGGTCTGGGCCTGCGCGGCCACGCCGGTGAATGTCTTGACCTTCAAAAGCTTCGACCAGTGGTGATCCTTCATCAGCTGCCTGGCGCCGGCGTTGAGCAGACGCAGCAGCTGCTGGGCATCGGTCGCCGTCGATGAGGCAACGGCGGAAGGCTCTGGAATGCCGATGTGCAGCGCAGCGTCCTGGATGATCGAAAGCATTGTCAATGGAAATTACTCCGTGTGTTGCGAGATTTTGCTGCGCCGGCTCGACTCGGCAACCAGCTCCGCCGGCTCTTCTTTGGTTCGCCAGTGCCGCTTCGGCGGCGCGGTCACCGGCTCGGGCTTCTGCCCAGCCTGGAATGCCGCCCAGGCCTTGGAATGATTTTCCTTATCGGCATCGGTGGCCTCGCGCGGGCCAATCTCGTTGCCGGAATCGATGCGATAGGCGAACAGGATGTGCTTTCCGTCCTCGGCCAAGAAGAAGCGCGGGCCTGTGGTGTAGACAGCCTGCCGTTCGATGGTCATGAGTGAACTCCTTTCAGTTGTGATGCGACCGCAGCTGCGAGCGCGACCATGTCGATTTGCGGCGACTGCACGACCGCCGTAGATACGGCGCCTGCGAGTAGGTTCTCGTAGCGCTGGTTTACCTGAGCGATCTGGCCTTTCAGCGTCTCGATCTCGGCCTTCAGCCGCTGGTTTTCGGCCACCAGCTTCGTCACCACGGAGTTGTCGCCGGCCGCCTTGAGATAAGCCTGCGCCTTCCTTACGAGCTCGAGCCCGCCCATGCCGATCTTCTGGATTGCCGTGTCGGTGAGGTTGGCCAGATGCTCAAGCGTTGGGATGTTGATCGCTCTCAGCTCCTTCACCTGCGCCGGGTTGAGGAACGGCACCATCTCCAGCGGCGTTCCTTCCGCCGGCTGCTCCTGGGTGCGCTTCCAGTGTTCGTACTGGCGGCCAAAGCGTTCCTTAGCGTTGGCGTCCACCTTCTTGATGAACTCGTCCTTGGAGCCGGGGTTGATAATCGAGATCATCTCCACGTTGTCGTAGATCGGCCGGCCGGCTTCCGCGGACTTGGCCTTGTTCTCAGTGGGCTCGATGAAGAAGCGCAGGATGGGTCCAGGTTCTCGCGACTGCTGCGCTGCCACGGTTTCGAAGGCAGAGAAATCAAGGGGGTCAAGCGACATTCCAGATCTCCGTTTCATGCGGCCTTGGCTCGCCGTGGAAGCAGACCACGCTGGCGTTCTCAGACGGCCGGCCGTTCCGGCAGTGCGCCTTCCAGGAGATGATCTTTTCCGGGAACGCGTCCTGCAAGACCGCCGCCTGCGGGAAGAGCATTTCAATGACCTGCTGATCGCCGCGCGGCGCCCGAGGGCAACCGAGCGCCAGCCAGTTCGACCAGATTTCTGCACACTCATCGCCGCGCCACGCCATCACTCCGGACGCCAGGTGCAGCGGATGGTAGAAATCCCTGAGCATGGCGAACGGTCCGGCATAGCGAGCGAGAAAATCCACGTTCCCGACCATGACCGTGTCGAGGTCGACGTAGACCACCCGCTCGTCGGGCGCGAACGTGCCCTTGCGGAACAGCGCCAGCTTGCCCCACCAGCCATCGAGTCCCTTAGGGATCGACTGTTCGGTGAACACCC